ATTCTTAATTCAAAGTCAGCATCAACATCAAATTGAATTTTGGAATGCTGTTTAATATAATTGGCGTACCTGCGAGTAGATAATGGAACATTGATATCACCATCATCAGCACCGGTGTCATCAATGAGTATATAATTGATGACATTAGGATTCTCATAGACGAATTGTATCTTACTAAACATCTCTTGTGCTGCTAGGAGTTGCTTGATGCCTTTGAACTGCTGAAGCCGGTCGCAGATGATAAAGTGAATCTTTTCTCCGGTAGCCTGGTACAATCCTGATAGTGCCGGTAAGCAATTAACAAAGTCACCTAGATTGTGTATGCGTGGTGAAACTACTATCATGTTGTTCTATACACCCAAACATCTTTCATATCATCACGATAGGTCTCTGGTGCTAAGTACCAGCGCTCGTGTTGACCTGGATGCAAATCAAAATATTTTGGATTCCCACTTCCATGCCAGCACTCTAAGTCGTAACGCAGATGAGGTTGGCCTAGAAATTGTGGTGCAAAATCATTCTCTGTGGGCTTGATGAGTTGTTGGCAACGCTTGATGTAGGAACTCCTAGCCCAAAAGAAGTTACCGGCAAAGTAGGGGTGCGGAGGATTGGGAAGGAATCCACCACCCACCAAATCATAACCTTCGTCTAGCTTGGCAACACAGTCTTTCCATTTTTCAATGTTCCAGTATTGCATATACTTTCGCCAGTTGATGTTGCCGTGCGTTCTGGTGAAGTTGCCTTTGTGATGAATGTATAGCACATAGAATTCTTCTTCGGTAGCATTGCAAGCTTCTTGAACCTGTAGTGCTGTGGTGTACTCATACCATGGCTGATAAGATTCGTCATAGAAATAATAGTTGACATTATTCTTTTCGCTCCAGCGGGCTTTTAACCACGCAAAAGGTTGCTCATGATAATGCAACATCATATTGAGTTCATCAGCAGCGTCCAGCAGCCCCGTGGACTCCAGTAATTCTGCTTGTTCCAGCGTAATGCTGGTGTCGTTACTTAAATCGGTAGCATGGCTAAAAATCTTTATCTTCACATTAACCTATTCTTCCAAGTCGTTGGAGTTTTATCAGAAATGATTTCAAGCGGATAGGTATAGTCAAAAGGTTTTGGTCCTTTTTGCTTAACATACGCAACAGTTTCCTGTATAGCTTTTTCTAAGACAGTTTTGGTTTCATAATTCAATAACTTGCGAGCTTTGTCTGCTGAGCAAGATGCGTGTTTTACTTCTCTTGGTCGGTCAGGCAAATGAATTGGTGGCCAAATATTATCTTTTCTCATATCAGTCGCTTCAGCAACCAATTCAGCCAATTTAGCAACAGTAATTGTACCTTCATCAGGACCAATATTGATTGTTTCAGAAACAAGATTGGGATCCAATGCCATTTTCTCCAAACAGTTGATGCAGTCACCAACATAAGAGAAACACCGTGTCTGCAAGCCATCACCATAGATAATTGCAGGTTTACCTTGTAGATTACGATTAATCATAATGCTCATCACATTACGGAAAGGATCATCGTAACGCTGCCTTGGTCCCACAATGTTATGCGGAATAGCAATGTTCCATTCCATGCCATGCGTCTCACAAAGCATCTTTAACACATCTTCACTTGCAACTTTAGCGACAGCATATGGATCTTCCGGCATTGGAGTCATATCTTCTGTATATGGTGTTGGTTGATTTCCGTAGCGTGCCATGCTTGAGCAGAATACAAAACGCTTGACTTTATTTTGAATTGCAGCAGAGATTGTAGCAACACTTGCTTCAAAAATATTCTTGGTGATAAAGCTAGGACTGAATACAGAGAGACCTTCATGTGCTGTTGCAGCCGCATGAATTACAATATCACAACCTTCCATAGCATAGGTCATCTTCTCAACATCACAGCAATCAATGATAAACAGTTTGGCTTTCTTAGGAACATTGTCACGGTAACCACCAATCAAGGTATCGTTACCAATAACATCGTGACCTAACTCCAGCATCCTGTCTGCGAGATGGCTACCAAGGAAGCCTGCAATACCTGTAATAAAGATTTTCATTATTTCTCCAAATTGTAATTCTTAAATATAATAAACCAATCCTCCGGAGCCACGGAGTGCAATTCAAATTCGGCTGGATTAGTTAGGTAGGCCATCAGCAGGAGCGTCTGGTCATCATCAATCAGATTATGCTCAAGCAACTTACTTAAGCAACCAAATACTAGATTTCTAAAGTATTCCCATTTCTTGGTGCCAGCCACGATATGACAACCCATAATATACACATCACCGGTATAGATGATAGAATCAATAGGACGCTCAGGTTCAATCGGCCGAATATTGAATAGATGAATCTTGTCAGCATCAAAATCATACGACCATTTGTTGCATGGTGGTACCGTGGTGTCTGTTCTGCAATAACCAAAATCAATCCAAGCCGTCAGGTCGGTTTTCACCAAGCCGGAATCAATCGCATGAGCAACATAGAAAGCTTTGAAGATATTTACCAACACATAATCTGCGTGCCAATATTCAATCAGATGAGGATTGGTTACCTTTTCATAATATGCGGGTGAAGATTGTATTGTTTCAATTCTTTCTTTGAATGGCTTGAGTTCATCTGGCAAATAAGATTCCATGACCACAATCTTGGTTCTGTCTTGCAGGCCATACTCCTTACGGATATTATAAACTCGTTCAGCACAATCTTTAGTGGTATAAATCACCATATCATTCTGAAGCTTAGCTTGTTTGCTAAAGAAATCAAAATAAGTGTCGTTATTACGGTGCTGATGCTGAGGTAGCACACGACCACGAACTTCGGTAGGCAAATTACCTCTACCTAAATCAAAGAATGCCGTTACAATAGTAATATCACTCATACTTCTTCTCTAACTTTTCTTTCCATTCCGGAATACGATTATACTGGTGCACCATACTATACTTCTCACCAGCCGAGGTATACACAAACTCACCATCAAAGGTAGGTTCAGGACTCAATAAATTAGGTCTGAACTGCTCAATCTTCCTGAGGTCTGCTGTGGTACCACATTGACAAGCCCATGGCTCATCATGATTTACAAACATAGTAATGTCTTTGTAAGGCTTGAGTGATAGCAATAGATTGAGTGCAGCTTGGTCGGGGCCACCTCCACCCTCAACATACATTGGAGCCCCTTGGCATAAGAGCCAAATGTTATAGCACAGGTCAATGTATTCTTCATACGCACCAGCCGTGGTGCCAGCGTTGTGGATAGGAATATCTTCCATGTGCTTTGCAGCAACAGGTCCAAAAGAACGGTACATATTGTTAATACCCCATTCTTCGTCTTTATACTTTAATGATTCGCAGGCTACCACAATCTTCTTGTCACCAATGTTTTCCTCCAGCCACACGGAAGGATCTTTTTGAAAGATAACATCTGCGACATCGGTATTAATAATGTACCGAGGTTTGTATGGTAAGTCTTTGAGGATTTGCCAGATATGCAGAAAGCGAATATTGACAATATTGAATTGCTCTTTGATTTCAATATTTAAAACTTGGAAGCCTAGGCTTTGTAATTTGTCTAGCACTTCTTTTTCAATATTGTAACAAATCATCCACTTATGGCCGGTAAAGCCGGATTGAATTAATGAGTTAACCCACGGTGCAATCTTTTCAAATTTGTAACCGGTAATAAAACCAATTACGATATCGTCTTGCTTTGACGCCATGGGTACACTCCATTATATTTTTTATTCATCATTTCATTACCATTAATAAAGAACTCAGCATTAACTGAACCTTTACCACCATCAACACGATAATGCACAGTATATTCATTTGTGCAATCAAACTTGGGAAAATGCTGAGCAACTGCACCAAGGAACACTCGGTCTTGACCCCAACCACCGTGCCATGCTGACGCTATTTTAACAGCAACAGAGGTCTTGAGGCAATAACTGTTGGTGTCTATATGATTGATACCATGATAAGTTTGCCATTTACCTAGTGATTCACAATCATCAAAGCAGATAAACTTTCCAGACTTTTCATGGATTTGACGGAGAGAATAACACCAATCTAAATTGTAACGCTCTATGGTTTCTACACATAACTGAACATGACGGTTAGCTAGCCAATTATCTTGGTCCAACCACATAACATATTCTGTATTAACTAGGTGAGTGAATGCTGCATAGACACGGTGCCCATAGAAACCTTTAGCACCAACATTGATAGGAAGTGAAGCTAACTTGACTTTACTTCCAAACTCTCCGATAATATTTGAAACTTTTCCATAATGATCCTCGCCATCGCACACAACATAACAAGTTGTATCATAAGTTTGATTCAATACAGATTCAATCGCTTGGCGAACCTCCGGAGCCCCAGTAGTTGGTATAATCACAGTAGCAGTCATAATTAATCTCTAGTTAGTTTCAATATTCTTTCTATTTGTTTCTCTATAATAGGAGTTCTATTAGGCCAATATATGTATTCTTTATCTCCAGTAGAATGGAGTTTGGTAAGAAAAGGAATGACAATCTTTTCTACTTCCGCTAGCCGTGCTTTGTAATCCTCTGCGGTCTTTGTGGTAGTATTGATAACTGCATTGTATTCTGCTTCAGATACAGCAGAGAAACCAAAGTCATTATCGTCAGCATATTGCTTAGCGAGTTTGTCAAAATCAATGAGTGCCATAATTTATTTTTTAGGTAATATAATTGTGTTTTTTCTATTCTTAACAACTTTTGGCCAAATACCTAAACGAGCATTTGCTACAGGTTGACCACGGCCTTGTCTGTAAGTTCCATTGAATGTTGGTTCATATTCACCTGTCAACTGTTCACCATTTTTGTGAGTATGATTTGATTTGATTGTATAGTACTGTCCAACTTTTACCAACTTCACAGGACCTTGTAAAACTAATGTTACGTTATCTCTGCCGTATTGTCTAGATCCTGGTTTGTAATTATCACCGTAAACAGCTTGTGCTTTTAATTTTTTATCACTAATATCTTTTACAATATTTGTTTTGGGTGGAAAACCTTCTTCAAAGTTTTCTTTTACTTGTTCTATAAATTCTTTTGTTTCTGGATGCTTATTAACATTTGGAACAACTTTAGAAACACCACCCCATTGCTGAAAGTCGGATGCTTTGTTTCCGTCTTTATGTGACATCCAAACAATTTCTTTTCCATTAATGTCTAAAAAATGAAAATCAGATTTAGGAGTTCCTGGAGTTTTTTGTATATCCACTACATTATAAATTACAGAATTAATTTTAATTGGAACGGTGGGTTCACCGGTTTTAGAACGAATGTCGGATAATTGTTGTCTTATTGAAACAATTTCTTTTTCTTCGATTTGGGTGGTGCTTTCAGTTTTTCCACCAAACTCTTTAGTCTTTTGAAAATCTTTTAATTTTAAAATTTTTCCGTTTGTTGCTGTGAATTGTATTGTGGACAAACCTTGTTTTTTTTCTAATTGTTTATAAACTTTTTCATCGTAAATCAATTTTACTTTTTGATTATTCATCAAAACAAAATCATCACCCTCTTTATATTTTTTTAAAAATAATGGAATACGGTATTCTCTACCGGGTTTGGTCATTTCTGATGGAGATAAAGCTGTGGCCATTTTGATTGGTTTTAGATGTTATCTATTATTTATCTAATAATTTGAATGTCTTTGCCTGAAGTCCAGATTTCTAATTCTGTTCTCAATCTACCCTCAGATTTGAGAGTTTCGTATCTATTTATAGCTTTACTCCGCCACCACTCAATGATGTTAGATAGCTCATGCTTTTCATAATTTTCACCAGGAATTAAAGTATCAGTTTTACAATTCATATAATCAACCGAATTCTTAAATCCATAATCAGATGTATAATATCTTTTCTTCTCTGTCAACTTTTTAGCGTTCTCAATCGTTAAAGAGAATGTCTGTCCTTCATCAGTACCTTTAAGTGATGCTTTGGTAAGAGCAATCATCTTGGTAAAAGTTCTTAATTTTCTACTAGTGCTTGAGGTATCTCCTGCTAGCAAATCTCCAACCTTACTTTCCACATATTCTTTTAAATTATGATATCTGTCGCCGTGCATCATTGGTACAATATCTGATTCAGTTAAACCTTTAAAACGAATGTAAGGTTTCATACCATCATATTGTGACACCGATTTGGTGCTTCCATAAAGACTGGTGGTTTCAAATAAACACACATTCATACCATATTTTTTATTACAAAATTCTCTTACAGTATGGCTAGTACAAATAGCCGCCAGAAGTTTACCACCAAGATAGTTAAAACCAAAAGGTTGTGATGGTACAATTGCAAATCCCATCACAGTAGAAGCGTTGAAGCGTTTGGCGGTATCTTCCTGTTGAATCCAGACCTGTCCTAAGAGTTCGTTACGGGGTTTCATATAGATTACTGGTGAACCCAAACGAATGAATCCTAGAATCTTTCCTGAGTTCTTTTCTTTAACAGCAAGTTTAATATTTTTACCAACTGGTGCTTTATTAATATGAGAACTGGTAATAGTGAGCAATGTTTCCCAAGTGTTATTATCAATTTCACATACCTCAATATCCATATCTTTAGGGTGCATGGAGAAATCCGAGAACAAATCATCTTCAATTGGAAATAATGATGATGGTAATTCTGCCACACTCTTTAACTTTTCATCACGCATGTAATCTTCGGTGCTTCCAATATTACTAAAATAATCATGGAATGCTTTAGCTACATAGAGACCATCTTCTCTGGTAAAGTTATCAAAATTAGACATGGTGTAGGTATCCGCCAATAATATATTTTGGTCCGCTAATGGGTTTCATACCCACATGCGGGTGTGTCCATAATGGAGGAAACACCAGCAGCCGGCCAGCTTTAGGTGTCACAGAATACTCTATGCGGGCTGCTGGAGATTTTTGAAAGTTTGTTTCACCGCCTTGGCCAACATCATTAAGATACCAAAAGAAAGCTAAGAAGCGTTTTGCAGATGTATAATCACCCACATCCACATGAAACTTAAACTCGTCTTTGTCATTGGGTAGATATCGTTTGATTCTAAATTCCTCTAAAGCAAAGCTTTGTGGCCAACAAGATTCATCAATATCGAATGCTGTAATGTATTTACGAACATACTCTTGCATTTTACCAATGAGTAAATTTTGTACATCATTCCAATCATCAATATTTTTAGTGATATTGATTTCGGTAAATGAACGGTGACCTTCCATCACAGTCTGTTCTTGTTGCGATGAATTGCTTTCAAATCTAGTAATAATATCATCACAAACATTTTTGTCTAGGACATTATCCCAATAACTGATGTGGTTCATACTTTAAATCCTTCAAATTTTTTGCTAGGTTGAATCTTGTTGAAAGCGCCAACTTGGTGTCCGTGGCCAGCGTCAGCAATACCTTGTTGTGCTGATTGTTCCACATCAAACAGTTTCATCTTTGCTCTGTCTACACCAATTGTAAATCTCTTATAGTGCGTTGGATCATTATACCGATTCTTTAATTGTTTGACCATCATTTGGCCAAGTTCCTCAAGTTCTTCGGAAGAAATCAAAGCAAACATCAGGTCGGCGGTTGCAGGCAACCCAAACGACTCACTCGTATCCTCCAATCCTGGATCAGACGATGTGAATCCGCTTCTGGTAGTTTGAGTAGCAGATACAATAGGAACATTATATTCAACCGCAAGACCTCTAAGTTCTTCTGCGATGGACTTGACATAGGTGTAAGAGTTAATATTCGCACCAGCTTTGATACGAGAAGAACAACAGATATTAAGATAATCAACAAAGATAATGTCAGGTACAAAAGACCTTTTGAGATTAAGTTCATTTAGTAAAGTCCTGAAATGAGTTACAGAAGCGGATGCTGTTGGATACTCTTTGATAATTAGTTTGCCTGTGGACTTTTCACGAACTCTGGCAACTTTCTTATCATACATATCTTTTGGTAAGTCCATCAGGTCATCAAGCGTTACATTGAGAAGGTTTGCATCAATACGCTCAGCAATCTTTTCTTCGGCCATCTCAAGCGTGATATACAATACATTTTTTCCTTGAACCATAGCACCAGCGGCCACATGACACATGAATAGAGATTTACCGACACCCGTATTATGTGAAGAAACTCCTTCGGTATAATATCTATGGTTCTTATGATCTACTTGTATATCAACAATTGGAATTTTATTTTCTGTTTTTACAACGGAGCATTCTTCCCATCCATTAGCAGTCAATACCTTTGCATCCGGTATACCCACCATTGCTGCAGATTTTTTCCATCCAAAAGGAGTTTCAAATAAATGGTCGGAGTTGCATCTAACTGTTTTTCCGCTAGCGGTTTTTAGAACATACTCCTGCCAGTCTCCTTTATCAACAAATGCTGATACCGGAACAAATCCGTCCGGAGATTCAACTTCCACAGAATAACCGCTATTTAATAATACTTCTATTTCAGAAATATTTACAATTTTTTCTTCAAATAAACTCATTTTAACATCCTAAAAATACTAAATATATATGTAACAGGAACAGGAGAAAAATTAAATGTCCTTCTATCAAGATATCTATTATACATTATGTGAATCAAGAAAACAAGCAAAAAAATTATATGTACCATTTTCTGGTTTACATGAGCATCATATAGTACCTAAACATTCTGGTGGTTTGAATGATCCTGAAAACTTAACATATTTAACGATCAGAGAACATATTATTGCTCACTTTTTATTATGGAAAATATATAAAAATCCTAATGACTTGCGGTCCATGAAAATGCTTGGTGCTGAGTTATCTCCATACCAAAGAAGGCAAATTGGTTTATTTTGTGTAGAAAATAAGATAGGCATTTATGGATATACAGAAGAACAAAAAAAGTTAAGTCGCCAAAAGGGACTAGAAACACAAAAACAAAGCGGTTCAAAAGATACATTCTATTATTGGTCAACGGAAGCTGGAAGAAAAGAAAGATCCTCTTTGGGTGGCAAAGCGTCAATAATTTCTCCAAATAATCCTTGGTCATATTGGGCTAGCAAAGAAGGACAAAAGGAACGAGCTAGCATGGGAGGAAAAACGCACAAAAATAAAAAAACTATGTATAAGCTTGGCGACTCCACTTTCATTAGGGTTTCTCCTAAAGATTTTGATGCTAAATTACAAGAAGGATACATTTTTGGATCGCCACATATTCCTAAAACCAAAGGCACTAAAACTAATATACCATCGGTACGCAGAAGGAAAGTTACCGATGGTGTTATCATCTATGAATCAGTTGAAGATGCTGCAATTCAAAATGGCGTTACACCTGGGGCTATAGTTTACAGGTGTAAATCTAAAAAGAATATTAATTGGCAGTATGTTTCCAATATCTAATTTTAACTTTAGTTTCTGGATGCACACAACCAGCAAGAGCAATATTGAGTGTCTTAGCGGGCAAGCCACCTTTAGTAATTCTATTGAAGTATTCTAAATCAAAGGGGATTCGTTCTTCTTTGCGGTGGTAGAATTCAAAACGCTCATCGGAGTTTTCTAAGTAATCATGACCAACTGTGGTATCAAAGCTTATCGCCAAAGCGTCCGATAATATCTTGGGAATCGCACCTTTATCGTGTTGTTTGTCCTTGCCATCAAGGATGGAAATAGACCCCAATACAGCATTGTATATGGCCTTCTCTTGGCAAAACTTTTCCGTCTTATCAACAAGCCATTGTACCTCGGTTTGTTCTTTGCTACTAGCTTCAACTTCTTTAAGATAAGATTCACACTTCTCAACCTCATCATCTGTAAGAGAGTTCTTCTCTTTGACGGCAATTGAGATTGCTTCAACCGATGCCGGAGCATTGTAAGCTTCCGTGAATGATGTAATTTCATTAAATAGTGTTCTCTCCGTTCTGTCGGAGAAATATTCAGATTTTAAAAACGGTAATACTTTTCTTAGATACTCCTCATTATAGATGAGGTTTTTTAATATGGCTTGCTCTAATTTCATATCTTTCCATTATAAATAAAGGTGTAGGTCACGGTACTGGACATACCCACCTACTCTATGTCATAACAGTTTAACATAAGGACACAGC